CCTCTCTATCCCCTATCCATAACACCCTAACGTGCGTTATAGAAAGCCCGATCTTGGACTTCCCTAGATGACACGTCATATTTGGGTGGAAATGCTGCGCCTTGCCTCTTCGCGATGGCTTGACGTTTATACTTCAGCGCAATGCTGAAGCAAGCATCTGGGATCGCATCTGCGAACGCCCAGAGGAAACAGGGAGCTTCGACCGTAGTGACAACAAACACTTTCGTAGCAATCCTGCGACGAGTGTGTCCCACACTACAACGACTCTGCACGCACGGTTCCAGCGGGGATTCCCATCCTCGCCATAGCAATCGAGTCTTCGTCAGACCGCGATTACCCACCATGCGTCCAATCAGGGCATTGCTTTCCTCAAGAACAGCGGTTCTCCTTCTGGCCATCAGATGCCAGAGCAGGCCACTACGCCATCCTCTCGTAGAGCGCTTCCCTTGTTGCTCAACCAAACCCACATAATACGGGGTATGGTCTCTGCTAAACAGTATCTTCCTCGACCAAGCGGTACTGACGTCTATCCAGACGCCCGTACTATCATCGTCCCCAAAAGGAACTAGGGGCAAACGGTGCTTGGAGATTAACCCGTACGCCAGCTTCCATAGCTGGCTACCGGGGAAGCCTAGGGATATGAGGCCATTAACTAAATGGCACCAGTCACCCAAGGTTTTCGGGTCGCCGCGTAAGTAGAAGGGCGTCACGTTGACACCCCGATACCAGTCGGCTCCGCAAGACTCGCGGAACGGTCCTTCAGAGAAGGACTTCTCCCGATTAATCAGAAACCCGAGGAATCGCAGCAAGCGCAGTAAATCGGCCACGCGGCCCGTCTCTACGATGATATCATCACCATATACGGACCAATTAACGCAACCAACAGCTTTGCAAGCTGCCCCGAATATCATGGTCTCGAGGACAAACGTAGCTCCGTTCCCCATGGAGGAGAACTTCGCATACGTACCCTCACCAAGAGGCCCACGATAACCACTCGCCCGAACTGACTGAAGGAGTTCCAGCCAACCGTGCGGCAACAGCCAAGCGACTACGTTGTAACTAACCGTGTCACTGGCCATCGCCAGGTCAAGCGTCGCATAAGCCCCCGTGAGGGAGCCCAAGCGCGCCATTTCCTGGTTCATGGTCTGAGAGTGCAGATCTATACCCCAGCGCCGCAAGCGGCGTTTAAGGTACGCGTCTACAGCGAGTTGCACCGGCAAGGAGCCGGTCGGCTCGCACGCAATTGTTCTATGCGTCTTCCAGTTCTTAGGGACTAAGGAGATTCTATTCTCCTCAACAGGGACTGTTTGCAGGTTCTCCGCACCAAACCAGGTGCCGAGAGATCGCAATAGTCGTCCACACGCCAAGGGCGCCTTTACCTTCCCCGAAATCTTGAGGAAGGGAAGCGCCCGAAGACGTGGTTTGTCTTCTGTCGCACCCGCGGTAACCCGGACAAGCTCGGGGAGCTTATCTAGGAATTCTCGGACGTCACCAACCAAGTCACGGATGGAGGTTTCCATCCGCCCAAGCCACACACGCAATTCGGGATCTAGACGATCCGGATGAACGTAGAAATGGTCAAGGCGTTTATTGGTGATTCTGCACAACCGTTCGCCACGCTCGAAAGCTTCGCGCGCGGCTGCAGTGCACATGTCCGCATCGGCAAATGTAGCGTTCTTCTTGAAGAGCGCTGCGATCTGCCTACGCACGAGAGTCTCCTGCAAATTTTGCAATGCAGGATTACCGCCAACTTCTGCCAGGGCCGCGAAGGATCGCGACCGCAGCTGACCGGATATTCGGGTCAGCATGTCTGGCGGGAGGAGGGCTTTGTAGTCGTCAACGTAAGCCCGGGCAACTGCCCAGGCTAGGGTGGGGTTGGACATCTCGTTCACCTCACTATTTCCGTTATGGAAGGAACGCGGCGGAGTTACCCATCTTCATCGGGGTTACCGCCAGCGCTGGTACACAATTGCAAGAATGAACACGATACCCAGCAGAACGCAGGGCGTCACGTCCATAATGAGCTCATGCATCAGTCTCACGACTGTTGCAGTAGTTTCGAGCTCCACCTTGACTTAGGCCGAGTTACGGCTTCAGCCATGCTTGCGAAGTGACCATGTCGGTGAACTCGTCCGAGTTCACGACATCCCTGACCGTCGCGATGAGCGCGGTCATATCTGCGGAGTCCCCATTAGCGGGGCCCCGCACGGAAATGTCGACGACGTCCCGCGCCGCGAGCGCCGAGCCGTTCACATCAGCGGTTCCAGAGAGGAACGTGAGTGACGACTTGGCGACAGCCTCGGGCGTGGATGCTTCTTGCCGCTTCTGAGTGATCAGGTGCGGTTCCGCGACAGTGTGGTTGGACAGCTGCCACTTACGGACGTTCCCCATGGAGAACGTTTCGGTCAAGACGGTAGTCATACCGGCCATTTTGGTTTACCTTCTGGTAAGCTTTTGAACGATTAGAGCGAACAAGTTCGAGATCGATTGAACCGTCGCCTTTATCGCCAAGGAGGGTTTAGGAGAGATGGGTGTAGGGACACGGAGTCGGCAGTAGATACTGTCGATGCAGTCTCCGTAATGGTCGTACTGATCGAGCGTACCGCCCGTATTGGTGTTCACAATCCGAGTTTGGCGTGTGATGGAAACATTCCACCCAACGGCAGACGTGGTCTTCGTGACCATAGCCTGCGAAGTGATAGCACCAATAGTGTTCCCGATGTCAAAGACATAGTCAATGACCCAGGAATAGGGAATCAGCTCCCACGCAGCTAGCGCGGGGTTAAAGAATGCTGACTTCCTAGCATCACGCAGCCCAGAGAGGGCTACCATGGTGCCACGGCAGCTTACGTTGACGGCCGTATCCTCAGAAACTTCGTAGGATTCGCCGTTTAAGTAAGGCCCTATCCACCGCCGGTCATTGGATGACCAGCTGTTGGACGTTCCACTCGTACCCCTGAAAAGGGGACTATGAATGGCATTCAGATGGTCCGTGATACTCTCAAAGTCACGGAAGAGCTGCTCCCACCCAAACCTGTATGACAGGTAGAGCGAGCTCAGCTCACGCGGTATAGCCTTGGCTTGCCGCAGAGTTAGGAAACCCTTCTGAATGAGGGACTTCTCGATCTGTACTAACCGCTTCGCTGACCCAACTAGGTCAGGTAGGAGTCGCAAGACTTCGCGACTCTCTACAAGCGTGGTGATGATATCCAAACCATCCCACATCTTCGAGGCAGCTGCATGCAAACGTGCTTGGGCATCAATGCCCGATTGGCTAATGGCAGTATGGACATCCGTCATACTGAGTTCCCGCACCCCGTCTGGGTACGGACCGGCTGGGCAGGAAGCTGTTCGCTTCCCCCATTGCCCATTTTGCCAACAATAGAAGGGTTTCCAGGTTAAGGTAACGCGACCGTCAGCACGAAGCTCACGGTCCCACCGTTCGTAGTAGTTTAGCGGGAGGACAATCGTCTCACCTCGCTTTATACGACGCTGTAAATCACTCCATCCCGGAGTCAAATCAGCAGTGTACGATCCTTCTCGCTTGACGCGAATCGAATCGTAGCCCCAACCTGGATCTACGCAACCTCCTGATGAGTTGCTTTCAGTCGACATCCCCGACACTCTTGTCGGAGGGTGACTGTAACTTCTATGCACGATAGGCATGTTTTACACCCTGAAAACCACCACCTTGCGGCGGCGGTAATTGAGGTCG